TGAAAGTACTGGTAGGATTCCTTATCGGATGTTTTATAGCAAACGCCTCGAAAATACCAGCGCTCAGCAGAAAGTTCATACCAAAAATCAAGATCAGTAGTGCTATCCACTGGTATTATTTTTATACAATATTTTATGAAACCATACAAGATCGACACTTCGCTATAGGGTGTCCAACTGGCAATGCGACCAATATATTTTACGCGTGGCGTGTTTATATTGACTATACGGATTTTTGCATTACAATCTGAATATTCCAAGATGCGATTCACTATTTCGATGGGAAGCCGACACGGCAACGCCTTCATAATGGAGACGGAACGACTGGCGGACATGATAAAGATCTGATGTACAATATACTCTATACTCTATTATATCTATTACTATATTGACTATGCACATTAATCAATTTTACACCGATAGTTGCGCAAATAGGTGTGGTAGATTTATTTTACATTTATCATTATATTTTCGTATATTTACATTTTGACCAACGATACATGTATATAAATTTTTATCTTCCACATTTGTCAAATGTTCATAATTGATTTCGATTGTCCAATTATGACTGTTCGGTTCCGATTCCCATCCGAGTTCTTGATCTGTTTTGGTTCTCGCATTATGATTTATATATTCGGCAAAAGCGATGGCTTGACCATTATTTCTGCTAACAATAAACCATAAGACATCGCCTTTTTTCGCCATTTTTTCAAAACTTTTCGTGTTGGTAGTTTGTTTAACACCCCAAATATTAAACTTTGAACTATTTTTGAAGTTATTACCATTTCCAATCCGCAATAGCCAATGATTTTTTTGATCCATTTCTTTCACGATTAGCATCTCGTCCAACACGCCACTTTCAACATCTGCGATAGACTGTTTCATCTTCTCGATTTCTTCGGTTACCAAAGCAAGCCGGGTTTCAGCCACTGCGAGTTCCTTTTTCAACTTTTTTATTTGTAGAGCCTTTATTTGTGCGTCCAAATCTTCGTCTACCATAATAATATAAATATATATATGCTATCCTAGGTTTTATATTATTTTGCTTCATTACATGACTGCATGCATCATTTTCATATATTTCGCCTTTTGTTCCGTATAATCAACCACTGGTTCCGGGTACCGAACCGACTTGTATTTTTCCAAGTGACATGCGCTGGACCATCGATGTATATCGCGCGCGTCCACGTCGGCCAGTTCCAGCACCCACCGTTTCACATATACAGCATCTTTGTCATATTTGGCCGATTGGATCCATGGATTCATCACGCGAAACCAGGGCATAGAATACGCGCCCCCGCCCAAGATGGACGCCCAATTGCCGCGATTCGACGCCACATCATAATCGACCAATTGTTGCGCAAAGTAGCGTTCCCCCTCGCGCCAATCAATCAGCAACGTTTTCATGAGAAAACTGGCGACCACCATGCGCCCACGATTATGCATATATCCAGTCGTATTGAGCTGGCGCATACAGGCATCCACTAAAGGAAATCCCGTCTCGCCGCGTTTCCAATCTTCCAAAAACCCGCGACTGGCGGACCACGTGATCCGGTCATATTGACGATAATAGGATTGATGCAGTGTATCGGGAAACATGTAGAGCAAGTGTGCGAAAAAATCGCGCCAAATCAACTCGCGGATGACGCCATTGTTCGCCAAACCGTGATTCTTGGCAAATGCGAAAAAAGCCTCGCGAATCGAAATACACCCATATTTGAGATAGGCCGATAAAAGCGTCGTATCTTTTTCCATATGGTTTCGCGATTGGTCAAAATGTGCGGCCAATGTGCGAACGGCCACTTGGAGGCGTTTTTTGGCCCCCATTCGGCCGCCGTGCACCAAGAGATCCGGATTGGGTTTCTTGAAAAACATCGTCATATCGAGATGAAACGCACCAGCAACAGAACCACGTGGTTTTGCAAAATGAGACAGCATCGCGGGTGTCATTGTCGCGGGCTTCAATACAGGTCGCTTCAACATGTCCGTATAAAAAGACGTAAACTTGTGGTACATTTCGCCCGACCCATTGAGTACGCTCCCCGGTTCTTGCAAATAATAATCCGCGTAGGTGAAACATTTGATACCGGCTCGCTGACACAGTGCCATAATGGAGGCATCGCGTTTGCGCGCATAGGGTGTATAATCGCGATTAAAAAAGAGGGCTTCGATTTTCAGTTCATGAAAGAGTGCGACCAATAGTTTCACGGTATTTCCATATAGAAACACGAGTTGACCACCGCCGCGATGGGCGATATCTTGGGCCAATTCCTCTAAAGATTCAATCATAAATTGGATGGAATTTGTCGACCGAAAAGGATTCGCGCGGGTAACCTGTTCCGGTGTAAAGATAAATGCGGTGTATACTGAATTGTACTCGCGCAATGCATGGACCAAACCGACATTATCATCAATACGCAAATCGCGGTGAAATAAAAAAAGGGCGTTTTTATTGTGAGAGACTGAGGCAGACATCAAAATGGTTTATAGTAGTCGGCGAAAAAATAAATGCAAAAAGGACATAAATACTTTATGGGAATACTGTTTATACGATTTATTATGTTTACGATGTTACCCGTTCTAGAACAATTTCTATATCGTAGTACTTTCGATGGAGATGAAGAAGAGATTGATGACCTGGAAGAAGAGCAGGTATATGATGAGGACTGTGAGGATGATGAGGATTATGATTGCGACGATCCAAATGATGAGGATTATGAACCGAGTGAGCAAGAGGATGAGCAAGAAGAGGAGCAAGAAGAGGAGGAAGAAGAGGAGGAAGAAGAGGAGGAAGAAGAGGAGGAAGAAGAGGAGCAAGAAGAGGAGCAAAGTAGTAAGGAGAAAGATATCCCATCGATCTATCAAACAGCTGCCATCAATTTATTGATAAATTATCATTGGATTGTATCGAAATTCCAAGTATGGTGGATGCAAGTTTATAGAACAAACGCGTGGACAAACGTGTGGAAAAACGCGTGGACAAACGCGTGTACAAATACATTATACACGTTTTCAAAACATGTATACAATTCCGCCACCAATCTATTTACATTCTGCAAAACAGAACCCCCAGGCGTCGCATGGGTTTGTGAATCCAGTTTAGTCATCAACCAACGCACGGTTCGATTAGAACTCATCGAAAAATACTATGAAGATAAATACATTCAACAATTTGAAAACATATGCAATGGAATGCAAGATGCCGTAGACTATTTTTCATATATGCATTACCTTGTAAAGGAAAATTTCATCCTGTACAAGTTTGCAGAAGATGGATATATGTCGAGAACCTTTATCAAGGGTAATAATGCATCCATAAAGGATGATTTGGCTAGTGGACCAAGTTTAGCAAATGTACGTTTCTTGAGTATTCAATATAACCATCCATCGATGAAAGACCCGCTCTTTTTCAATATTCCCAGGGGCATGTACTATTGCGGGAATCATATTTTATCGGCGGCGCACGTATTCCGCCTTCTTCAATACCAATCTGCAGATTATGTCTTTGATACTCAATATACATTACATCTCATGGATCAGGATGTGAACGAGTCTCGACTGAAATCGCAGCAGTATATAGTTGTAGAAAAAGACCAATTCGCTGTCTGCACAGTTCAAGTGTAAAAATTTGTGGTTATAATAAAGGTATATAATATATGTAAATATACTATATAATGGAGGCTAATCAAAATAAGGATGTACTGTTAGAAAATAAGATGTCGGATGATAATGGGCCCATGGCACCTGCTGCCGAAACCATGACACCTGCTGCTACAATGTCAGAAGCGAATAAACCCATGGCACCGGCAGCACCCGTAGCAGCACCCGTAGCAGAAGTCAAAACAGCAGTTGAAGCAGCAGTCAAAGGAGCAGTCGAAGCAGCATTCGAAGCAGTACCTGCACCAGTACCTGCACCAGCACCTGCACCTGAACCTGCACCTGAACCTGCACCCGTATCAGCACCAGCACCAGCACCCGCTGAGGAAATGCCGAAAGAGATGATTCCGCCAGCCAATGAGACAAAGAAACGCAGACCAACAAATCCACGTGGTAAAACACAAAAAAAGAACGGCAAAGGACGCCGAACTATGCGTGGAAAAACAAACCGCAAACGCAGCAAGATCGTCTCAAAACCGATTGTGTTATCAAAGAAGGGCAAAAATAAGGTTGTAGATTTGATCATGAAAACTATAGAATCGGGCAATGAGGAGATGCCCATGTTGAACAAATTTGGAGGAAATCAACGACACATTTATTTTGGAGAAATGAAAAAACAGAATTTGGATTTGATCCGAAAAATGGCAAAACTTGCGAGCCACACAGAAGGTCGTTCCACGTTATTAAAAATAACAAAGTTTTGCAAAAAAGAATTCCCAGGATTGAACCAAATGGATCAATTAACTATCCCCGCATTTTGCGCAATGGCATATAAAAATCCCCGCGTGTTGAATCAAGCAACCGCCTTTATCATTGCCAAATATCTTGAGAAAAAGGGTCGAAAAGATGAAGAGACCGTTGGTATGAATAAATACACTTTTACGGGAATCCATGCCACAGTTGATGCACTCGTAAAATCTGTTATACACCATTTATTGAGTCATAAAAAACCGGCCACGTTGAAACTAACCATGCATGGCGGTATGAAAATCGACTTTAAATTTGTAAAGGCAACGTTTGCACTATTTGCTTCGTTTGCATTTATGCAGATGTTGCGGTCGTGGGATACACAGGCGTCTCAAACCATGAAGGAAACCCTGGAAGAATCCGTTGTGGGAAGAGCATTCAGTGCTGGCACTACAGCCTATGAACGATTGCAAATGTGTCGCGGCGGTCTTGAGTATGAACCGGAAGTTCAATTGTTGGACGAACTCAATAAATTGATGGGCGGAAGCAGCATTGAAACCTATAAAGAGATTGCCTCTTTGCATTCTTGTTTAAGTAATCCCGAAAGCGTCGATCAAATGATGAATGAATTTATTAAAATGGGGTCCAAAGTGAAAGGTACTGAAAAAGGCACCGAGGAACAAGGCACCGAGGAAGGCACTGAAGAAGGCACGGAGGAACAAGGCGCGGCTGAACCATCCAATGCCCTTGTCGTAGCAAATAGCGGCGAAGTTTCCACAATAACATTACCTCCAGGCATGATACCGCAAGAGGTCCAAGACCAATTGGTTCCTCAACAATTGGAAGAAATCGATGCAGCTGTCCAAGAAACATTGAAAGGATTACTAGGACCCTTTTTAGACGCAGCCGATGTCATCAAACAACGCGAAACACTCGAACAGTTGCACAGAACCAGTCCAGCAGAGATTGAGAAAAAAATCCGCGACGCTCTTTTAGAGTTGGAGAAACGCTATAATGGCGAAGAGCCAGCCACCAATCAGCCCACTATGGAAGAAGTGGAAGTCGAAATCAATACACTCTTGCCAAAAACGACCAAACCTGCAGAAGCAAAGGTGGAAGTAAAAAAAGAAACGAGTAGTATGTGGAGAATCTTGGAACTCGCCGGTGCAGTTGCTACTAATATGTACAATGCACCCAACCCCGCAATCAAACGCGTATTTTTCAGTTATGATATGGCAAAATCGATCAATACCATGTTGCAGAATTGGATTACCAAGCAAATGGGCGAAATGGAAAAATCAACCATTGATGTAAAGGTCTTGTTTCAAACGTTTAGTGTTGAAGTCAGCAACTTGATTGCGCAATCGATTGCCGCTTATCGATGGAATGCATGGTTGCGAGCGATGGAATGGGAATTTTTGATTCACAGCATTGTATATTTTATCTATGTATTTAATCTCATACGTGGCAGCACCACGCGCCGTGTTCAACGAGGAAATCCCCTGTTAGCCATTGCAAATACAAACGGTCGAACGAGACGTGCAATTCGCGACGATGGTTCTTCTCCCATGAGAGAACTAGAGTATATGAGAGAAGACGAACAGCCGTTACAATTACCACTACCACCGCTACCTCCTCCACCCCCACCCTACTTGGGACCGAATGATCCGCTCAATCGAGACC